CCCCAGGGGGCCTGAGGCCTGTAAGTTAGAGGACACCAAGTACCGTCACTACGCAAAGGCGAACACGCTCACTTGGTCTCTTTACACCTCTTCTGACTTTACCTTACAGGATCGACTGTCGATTTAGTCCCTTCATTCAGGGATGCTCCAGCCCTCGCAGTTAGCTTGACTGTGCCGACAGAGGACACTTCCTCCCCGCGACAATGCCTAGGCATTCCCCCCGGCCTGGTGCCGAATCAACCTACACGTCCGCCGACTCTGCGAGACCCTGTTTCCAGAGCTCCAGTTCGTGTAGTCCTTCGCTTTCTTCCCGAGTTTCGTACAATGCAGGAACATAGTACGGCCCGGGTCTCCGTTTCTCAGTTCGCCTAAGAAATCTTAAATGACATGACCACGTCAAAAAAGATTTCGGTCGCCGTCTGAGATAACGGTAACTTCGACGTACTTCACCAATCGAAGGTGAAAATACGTCCCTACGTCCCCCGCAACATCGTCCGTCGTCTCTGAGCATTTCGCTTAGGGCAAAGACTTCTTCAGAGGTTGGTTCTCTATCGAGAATCCGCAGCCTTGGGTCTTCCGTACTGGACGGAGTTGGCAACGCAGTATCCGGGCGTCGCATCCGCAAGCTCCGCTGTCTACAGAAAGCGGGGTAGGACAAAGGATGCAGTCCTAGCTGCCAGGGGGACATACCCCATCTCTGACCGATTCTCGAACGGATAAAAGCATCCGTCCATTGAACACTTGACCGGACTGCTGCTGCAGCATGCAGCAGACCCGGAAAATCGGTCAGAAAACTACCTCTCCGCAGATGGTTCACCTGTTTCCATCTGCCCCTCCCATCCTTCAGGTAGCATGTCGAGTTGATCTCCGCTACTACCTTCGACCGGATCGTCTTAAGGTCATTAAGAAGGAAGCCTACGGGATAGGCATCCGAACGAACCGGTTCGTCAGACGATATCAAGGTATCGTCCCCATTGACGAGGATGTCTGCATCCAAATCTCGCGTCGCCCAGCGCGCCGCGATGTAGCTTTGGAGGCAGAGGAGTGGAAATGAGAGGTAGCTCCCCATCATCTGTCCATGTGACACCTCGAGTTTCGAGAAAGTCTTGTGATCAACAAGACAGGAAAGACTTCCCACCGCGAGGAGACGAATCTCCCCGGGAATACTCGAAGCCTTCGCAAGAAGGCACTCAAGGATGGCACTTGCTACTGGTAATGACAGATTATCAGTAGCTGCCACAAGGTCAACGGAAGTCTGCCACTCCCGGCGACAGACAGATGATATCCTTTCCTCCGTCGGCGCACCAACAAGGAGCCAGGGAAACCTGGCACACCATCGATAGATGGTATGGTGCAAAGGCCCCAGCAAGTCATTCCTCTCATCAAAAATAGTGAGAGGCCTGACTTTCCCAGCTGAGAGCACTTCCTTGTAACGACACGTAAGAGGACCGGTATCGAAACCTTTACCGGCCAACGTGTTCCGACGGAACTCTTTCCCCCCGCCTCGCGCTGCCAATAAAAGATCGGCACGTGACAGAAACGGCTTACGGGACGATGGTTTGGGAACGAAGCTAGCCACCTCAGCTTCGTAGTTACGATCCCAGCCATAAGGAAAGAGTCTCCTGACGACCTTCCTAGCGAAGGTCAAGTAATCAGGATGGAGGGGGGGAGGGGGAAGGGTCGCGTTGATGGCCCATGCATCGACGCGAGAAGGTTTGTGGTTATGGCAACCTGCAGGCAGGTTACGTTTTAAGGAGGCAACGGAATGAGCGAACTCCCAACGCTGTCTCCTCCACAAACGCTCGAGGGGCAGGAACCCCGAAACACCAGAGGGACGCTGGCGTCTCGGAAATTTCACACTTGGGCGCTCCTGCCCCTCAAGCAGGAGAAAACGA